GAGCCGCCCCCGGCGGCCGCGGCCGACACCCGCACGGTCCAGCACGCGATCGGGGCCGACGGCTACCCGGTGGTCGATCACTCACGGGGACTCTGACCTATGCGGCTCTGGAACTGGCTGATCGCGTTCCTCGTTTGGCTGTCGGCCGACCCGGCCGCCATCGACCGCGAGTCCCCGCGGGCCGCGGCCGCAGTGTCGGCGGCGCGGGCGTCGATGCTGCTCGAGGTCGCCCCGCCGCCGGGCCCAACGCCGACGGCCTGCGACTGCGGGCAGACATGCGTCCGCGGGACCTGGAAACCAGACGGCAGGATCCCGCAGGCCTGCAAGTGCGACTGCAAGCGCTGCGTCGCGGAGCGTGCGAAGGCCTCGCCGCCCTGCCCCGATGGTCGCTGCCCAAACGTCCTACGGTAGGGCCGCGGAAGTTCAAGCGTCGGGCAATCGCCCATATCGTGCGGGAGGTTTTCCACACTCCAGTACACGCCACGCAAGGATGCGAAACATGCCCAGCGCCAAGCTCGCCCAGCTCCAGGACGAATCCGTCGCGATCGAGAAGGAGATCACGGATCTCCGCGCCATCGAGCCCAAGGACGACGCCGAGAAGGCGCAGATCGAGCAGCGGCTCGCCGAGCGCGGCGAGCGGGCCCTCGAAGTGGCGAAGCTCGCCCAGGCCGAGCACGACCTCGATGCGAAGGTCGCCGCCCTCCGTGGCGTTCGGGCCGCCAGCGACTCCGACAGCCGCGCGACGGTCGAGGAGCGGAAGGCTCCCGCCGTGCATGTGATGCCGGGCCGCGACGCGAAGGGCTTCGGCTCGAACGAGGCGGCCGCGAAGGCCGGCCGGTTCCTGCGGGCCCTGGCCCGTGGCGACGTGAACGAAATGCGGGCGATGGGCGAGACCTCGCCCACGTTCGACGGCAAGGGCAGCGAGCTCGTCTCGCCGGAGCTCTTCCGCGGGTTCATCGACGTCCTCGGCTACAGCTCGGTCGGCCTCCAGGTCGCGAGCCTGTACCAGACCAGTTCGAACTCGATCGTCGTGCCGAAGATTGGCGAGATCGAGGCGAGCTGGTTCGACGAGCAGGGCACCATGACCGGGGACGAGATGACGACCGACAAGGTCGAGATCGCCCTCCACAAGATGGGCCGCCTGATCGAGATCTCGAACGAGCTGGCCGAGGACGCCGCCGCCGTGGTGGCTCTGGCCCAGACCGTCGCGAACCGGTTCGCTCTTGCCATCGGCAAGAAGATCGACACCGTCTGGCTCCAGGGCGACGCCGGTAAGGGCATCGACGGCCTCGTCGGCGAGATCTCGAACGACAACACGGTCGCCCAGGGCGTCGACAACGACGGCGTCGACCTGGCCGAGCTCGTCGGCAAGATCGACAGCCGGGCGGTGAACACCGCCTGGGTGGTGAGCTCGGCCGGCTGGGCCCACATTATGAAGGCCTCGGTGGTCACGCAGTCGACGACGATCGGCGACCGCGTCCTCCCGGTCGTGATGGGTGCTCCGGTCTACCGCTGCCTCGGCCTGCCGACCGGCACGCTCGCCCTCTACGGCGACTTCGCCATGGCGACCGCGGTGGCCTACAAGGCGAACGGCCTCCAGGTCGCAGCCTCGGAGCACGCCTCCTTCGCGAAGGACAGCGTGGTCTACCGCGGCACGCAGCGGGTGGGCATCGCCAACCACGACGCCAGCTTCGTCGCGAAGCTCATCGTCGACTGACTCTAGTACCAGACGCAACGGGCCGGGGGGCCGCAAGGATGCAGCCCCCCGGCCGCTGCGTACCCGGAGGACGGCTATGCCGACTGAGTCGCAACCGCTCCGGCTGCTCCGGGCCTACCGGGGCTACCGCTCTGGCGAGGTGATCCGGGCGACCCCCGGCCTCGCCGCTCACCTGGTCGAGTCCGGCGTGGCCGCGCCCGCCGAGCCCGCCGACCGCCCGCTCTTCGATGCCAGGCCCGCCGCCGAGCGGGCCGTCGCTGCGACGCCGACCGAGACCCGATAGGAGCCCGCCATGCGACCCGACACGCTCGTCGTGACCGACATCGAGGCCGACGTGGAGCCGGTGACGCTGGACGAGGCGAAGGCCCAGCTCGGCATGATGCCGGAACAGGAGGACTTCGACGCCCTGCTGGCCGGCCAGATCGCGACCGCCCGCGAGTTCCTCGAGGCCCGCCTCGGCCGGTCGCTGGTCCTGAAGAAGTACCGGGCGAAGTGGAAGAAGCCGGTCGGCCGGAAGTTCGTCCTCCCGCGGCCGCCGCTGGTGGTCGACGAGACCCACGAGCTGGCGGTGACGGTCGACGGCGACGAGCTCGCAGGCAGCGAGTACGAGGCCGAGGCCGACGCGATGCCGGCCTACGTCGAGCTCGACGCCAGCCCGGCCGGCGAGGTCGTGGTCGAATACTGGGCCGGCCCGACGGAAGCCCAGCCTGTCTCCCGCCGGCTGAAGTCGGCGATCCTGCTCTACGTCGTGCATCTCTTCGAGAACCGCGGCGTCCTCGCGGCGAACAGCTCCGTCGAGCTGCCGCAGGCCTTCGAGGCCCTGCTCGCGAGCGAGTCACACTCCGGGGGCTGGTGAATGATTCCCGCGGGCCTGCTCACCGAGACCTTCGTCGCCGAGTCCCGGCCGGTCGCCGAGCGTGACGATCACGGCGGCCTCGTGGCCGGCCAGGAGTGGCCGGAGGTCCGCCGGTTCCACGGCAGCTACGAGGCCCAGAGCTACGTCGAGGCGGAGAACCGCGCCCAGGTCGGCGGCACGCTCCAGGCCCTCGTCCGCTGCCGCTGGTTCCCCGACATCGTCGGCGGGATGCGGCTCCGGTGGGCCAGCCGCGGCGACCGGCTGCTCTACGTCTCGGCCGTCGTCGAGCGGGCCGGCCGGACCGAGCTCGAGATCACCGTCGAGGAGCAGGTCGCATGATCTCGCTCTCGTGGAACAGCAACTTCGAGCCGAATAGCTTCGACGCCGACAAGCACATCGGCGCGCTGATGAGGGCCTACCGCGAGCTGCCGCGGCACATCGCCAGGAAGCATCTAGGCGCGTCGATGCGGAGGGTCCTACGCCCCGCAGTGCCAATCCTGCGCCGCAACACGCCACCGACTGGGGTCCGCCGCGGTCGGCGAAAGAAGGGCGAGAAGGCAAGGTCGACGGGGGCCCTAAGAAGGGCCGCCACGATCCGCGTCGGCCAGACGGGAACCAACAAGGCCTTCGACGCCTTCGTCTACGGAGTGCTCGGCTACAAGGCCGGGATGGAGTCTCGCAAGGCGATCTGGCTGGAGTTCGGGACCGGAAACGGCGTCCGCTCGTTCGCCATGATGAAGAAGACGATCGGAGAGTTCGGCCCCGTCGCCGCTAGCAAGCTGGCCGCCGAGATGGCTGCAGCGCTGGAGAAGGCCGTGAAGGAAGTCGGCGGCGGCAAAAACCCAGGCTACGGAGGCTGAGATGCCCATTCCCGAGAAGTGGATCAAAGGCGCGATCGAGGACGCCGTCGCCGACTGCCAGGCCTGGCCGGTGGCGATGACCGGCACGGGCGACCCGCCCTATGTCGTCTACGTCCGCGAGAACACGACCCGCGAGCTCGTCCTGGCCGACACGCTCGACGCCACGCCGGAGGCGAACCAGCTCCCGCCGGCTGCGACGTTCCGGCTCGACATCTACGCCGACAGCCACGTTCAGGCCTGGGAGATCGCCGAGGCTATCGGCGCGGCCTTGAACAGGTTCAAGGGCACGGTCGGCGACCTTACGATCGACTCGTGTCTTCTGACCGACGAGCGGGACGGCGACGCCGTCCGTCTCGACGGCCGGGAGGACCCGACGTACATCGTCGAGCAGACCTACGCGATCTCCTGGGAGGAGTGACGACATGCCGCTTTCCGGACTCCCCTCCGGTGGCCCGACGATCCCGGCAGGCGCGACCCGCGTCTCGCTGAAGGAGATCGACGTCACGGCCTCGGCCGCCAAGGAAGACGTCACCGACCTCGCGAGCGCCGAGCGGGAATATGCCGACCCTGTCCTGGTGGACGGGGCCGGCAACTCCGCTACGGCGACTTGCTCGGCGACGGGCCTCCTGAAGGGCTCCGCCCCGGAGCCGACGGACATCGCGACGACGACCGGCTGGATCTGCGAAGACACGGAAGAGGTCTACGAGGTCGGCAAATATGCGACCTGGTCGGCCAACTGGTCCTACTACCCGTCAGAGGAGGAGTGATCCGAGATGCCGCTGACATCCTCACAAGGCAACGCCTACGGGATCGCCGGGGCGACGAAGGTCACGATCAAGAAGACCCGGTCGACGAGCGACAACAAGCTCGACGCCTCGACGCTGTCGCTGGCTCACGGTGCCGACCGCGTCTACGAGGACGGGCTCACGGACAACGGCCCCGGCGGCGAGGGGATCACCGTCACCGCCGCCGTCGAGTTCCTGGGTGATACGGCCCCTGCCGTGGGGTCGACGAACACGTTCGGCGGTGTTGTCTGCAAGTGTATTGACGCCGAGATCTCGAACGAGGCCGGCGCCCTGGTGAAGGGGGTCGCGAACTTCACGTCCGACTACACCTAGCCTCCGGCTTTCGCCACCACGGCCGAGGGCCACAATGCCGACCCCAACCTCGCAGGGCTCGACCGTCACGTTCGGCGGGACTCCGATCGGCCGCCTGACATCCTTCCGGGTCACGCCAGCGACGGCCGTGATCGAGGACGTGACGAACGTCGGGAGCGACGTGATCGGAGCCGGGGCTACGGCCCGCGTCCTGCGAGAGATCGCGTGTACCGGTGTTGAACCAGGCGGCGTAGATATCACGCTGTTCGGGTGCCCTCCGTTTGTCTCGGATGACACGGGCCTGGAGGCCTACCTGATCGTCACGTTCGACGGCGGCGGCTTCGAGAACTACGCGATCCTGGAATCCTTCGAGGTGACGGGCAACGTCGGGCAGTTCCTGACCGGCGCGGCACGGTTTCGATTTATGGGCCAACTGGACACCGACTGACACATGACAACGGCATCTGAACTATTCGGCGAACATAAGCCCGAGCTCCTCGAGGTGACGCCCCCAGGCGTCGAGAAGGCGGTGAGGCTCCGCTACCCGTCCTACGGCGAGTGGCACAAGCTGGCCGTCGCCCACCAGCAGCTCGACGGCAAGGCACCGCCGGCCGAGCTGATCGTCGACACGATCGCGGCCTGTCTCTCCGACGAGAACGGGAAGCGACTCCTGTCGGCCGACAAGTCGAAGGGCCTCCTCGACGCAAGCCCGCGCGTCGTGATGTGGCTCTACAAGAAGTGTTGGGAGACGGTTCTCCGGAACGACGACGACGCCGTCGCGGAATTGGAAAAAAACTCCGGAGCCGGGCAGGACTCGTAGATCTGTTCCTGTACCGGCTCGCTGCACACCATCGCATCCCTAACCCCGAGGAGTGGAAGTACGAGCTAAGTCTCCGACAGTTCCAGATGTGGCTCGCCTATTACCGCGTCGAGCCCTTCGGCGAGGACTGGCTGAGAACGGCACGGCAGACGGTGATGATCCTAAAGGGCCTTGGATGCAAGGTTGACGAGCAGTTCGAGGAGAAGTTCCTCCCCGGCTATGACCCAAACCGAGAGATGACACCGGACGAGATCGAAGCGGAACTAAGCAAGCTATCCCGAGCGTTCCCGAGGCGATGACATGTCGGCGATCGGCAAAGTATCAGCGGTGTTCACGGCATCGACGAGCGGCCTGACGGCCGGCGTCAACCGGGCATCGTCCAGCATGAAATCGCTCGAGGCCTCGGCAAAGTCGCTGCGGTCCGGGATGTCGTCGCTCGTCGCGATCCAGGGGGCCCAGCTCTTCGGGTCAATCGCCTCGTCGGCGTCGCAGGCCGTCGGGAGCCTCGTCAGGTTTGGCGCGGCCCAGGGCGAGGTCGTCGACCAGACGAGCAAGATGGCGGCCCGCCTGGGGATGACCTACGGCGAGCTCGCGGGCCTCGGCCTGGCCGGCGAGCTGGCCGGCGTCTCGCTCGACCAGATCGGCGCGGCCGCCACGAAGGCCGACGTCGCTCTCGTCAAGGCGACGAACGGATCGAAGACGGCCGCCGCCGCCTTCGGCAACCTCGGCCTGAACGTCGAGCAGCTCGCCGGCCTGAACGCCGCCGACCGGTTCGACGCGATCGCCCAGTCGATCGCGGCCCTCCCGACCGAGGCCCAGCGGGCCGCGGCGGCAGTCCAGATCTTCGGCCGCGCCGGGGCCGACCTCCTGCCGCTGTTCAACGGTGGGGCGGAGGCCATCGCCGAGGCCCGCGCGGAGGCCGAGCGGTTCGGGCTGACGCTCACCAATGCCCAGGGCCAGGACGTGGAGGCCATGAACGACGCCTTCACGCGGGCCCAGAAGGCGATCGCGGGCGTCGTCCAGCAGATCGTCGCCTACCTCGCCCCGGCGGTCGACGCGGTCGTGACCAGCTTCTCGAACCTCATCGGATCTATCGGCGGCGCGAACATCGGCCAGGCCATCGGCGACGGCATCCTCCAGGCGGCGCGGTTCCTGGCCGGGATCGGCGACTTCATCATTCAGAACTTCGGGAGCACGTTCGAGTATCTCTCCCAGGTTGGGCAGCAGTGGGGCGCGGTGGGCGACTTCTTCAACCGGGCGGCAAACTTCCTGTCCGGCGTCTTCAACGCCGCCCAGGCCGGCCTCGGCATCGTGATCCTGGGATTCACCGGGGCGTTCGAGGGGCTCGCGACGATCGCCCAGCAGATCGGCCAGTACCTGGGCTTCGACACGTCGACGCTCGACGCCGTCGTCGCCGGGGCCCAGGCCTTCAACCAGGAGATCTCGAACGGGATCACGCAAAACCTCACGGCCGCCCAGGAGGGCTTCGCCAACGCCTTCGCCACCAACGCCGCGCCGGTAGGCCAGGCGATCGCTGGCCCGCTCACGACGGCCCTCGACGGTGCCATCGCCCAGGCCAACGCCTCGGCCAACGCGATCGACGAGGCCAGGCCCGCCCCGGTCGAGATCGCCCAGACCGTAGAGATCGCGTCAATCAACGAAGCCCTGAAGGGCATCGACTCGCGGTCGAGCGAGGGCGTATCGGAAATGTTCCGGCTGATGCGCGGCAACGGTGCCGACGTTCAGCAGCAGCAGCTCTCCGTCCTCGAGCAGATCGCCGAGAACACGGCGGCCGGCGACGACACCTACCCCTTCGCTCTGGACTGAATCATGGCTGTGATCGGATGGCGGCGCGTGGTGGACGGGACCGGCTTCTCCGGCAAGGTCGGCGAGCCGCTGCGCTATGACGAGGCCTGGCTGATCCGCGTCGATTCGCCGCTGACATCGAAGCAGACGATCGTGAAGGCGGTCCCCTGCGGCTGGTACTCCGCACACTGGGAGAACGCCGACTGCAAGGCGATGGAGTTCAAGCTCGCGCCACGCAACCAGGACGGGATGCTCTGGCGGCTCGACGTCTCGTTCTACCCGCCGCCGCCGCGGGAGAAGCTCAACGGAGACGGCATCCCGGAGGACTTCTGGGAGCGGCAGGGCGGCGCGTCGACGGTGCCGGTGTTCCGCGACCGCGACGGCGGCATGATCGTGAACGCAGCCGGCGACCCGATCGAGGGGCTGGAGAAGGAGCGGGAGGAGACGACCTGGGTCCTCACGAAGTTTTACCAGGACGATAGCTGGCGGGACGATGTGGTCGAGTACGCCGGGTCCGTCAACTCCGAGACCTGGGCCGGCGGTCCGGCCCTCACCTGGAAGTGCTACTTCAAGTCGGCCAAGCGCCGCGAGATCGAGAACGTCGCCCGAGGCAAGACCGCCGACAACGGCGCGGAAGGCGAACCTGTCGAGGGCGGCGAGGACGAGAAGCTGACGATCGTCGAGACGGCCTGGGAGTTCAGGTACGAGCCGGAGACCTGGAAGGTGATGCCGTGGGACTGCGGGTTTCACGAGCTGGTCAGCGGCGAGCGGAAGGCGATCGTCGGGGCCGATGGGAAGGCCGTGAAGCAGCCCGTGGCCCTGAACAGCAACGGCACGAAGAAGGCCGACGGAGCGGCCCCGAGCGTGATCCGCGGCGGTGCTGGGGCGAACGTCTATCCCGAGAAGGCCTTCGCCGGAACGTTCGGCGAGCCGTTCATCGTGCCGGAGGCCTGACGCATGGCCTCGCCTCGCAGGGTCTCGTGGAACGAGAACGACGCCCGCCGTGTGGCCGCGGCCACGCTGGCCTACGAGCGCGGCAATCGGGACATGCCGGGGCTGCGGTTCCGGCAGGGCGGCGACGACGGCGATCCGGTCCGCCTCTGCAAGACCTCCGCCGTGTGGAACCGCGACACGATCGCCACGCTCAACGTCTGGGAGGACGGGACGCCGCCGGGCGAGACGCAGTCGACGGGCCAGACCGTTGACGCGGTGAACAAGATGCACAAGGTCGCCAGCGGCACATGGGTCATCGTGGCCCGTGCCGTGACCGGGACCTGGTATCTGGTCGAGGCTGGCGACAACCAGAGCGAAAGCTGCGCGAGTCCGTCGATCGCGGGCCGCGACCTAACCGAGCTGCCGGGGTATGACGCTGCGAAGAAGCAGGCCCTCACCCACGACCTCGGCTGCCTGAAGTGGATCGACCTCGAGGACTGCCCGGCCTGACATGGCGATCGTCAGACACAACGGCGCGATCATCACGCACGGCGGCAAGATCGGCACCGGCGCGGCCTGCTGCTGCGACGTCGAGCCGTGCGATCCGTGTGC